CCTGAATCTGATAAACGATAGGAACATCCCCGGGGCAGATCGTTTGGATGTTCACGATCTTCCAGCGTTCCTCCCCGATACGAACTTCACCCCGCAGGTTGGGTATATCCACAACCCCGGCGGCGGCGATCAGCAGTTTCATATCGCCGGTATGGACGAGCTCGCCGTAGGGGTAGTCTTCATCGTATCGAATGAAAACTCCGCGAACTCTTTGGAGGGAAACGGTGGGCTCGTCTTGGCGCCACGGCTTATCCGTCTCTGTCTCGTAGAAACGGACGAGGTCTACGTCCCGACCGAACTTATCGATCGAACGGATCGCAGCAGCCACCATGCGATCGTAGACACCCATTAGGTCCTCGTGACAGTCAGCCCAGCGGTGGTCTTGAGAAGAGGTGCGAGGAGAACATCGACCTTCGGAAGATAGGCAGGAAGCTCGCGTTCGGCCTTATAGTTGACGGCGTATTCGGTGACGACGGAGCTGACCTGCTCCTTGCGAATGACCTGTCCGGATGTGGTTCGGTGAGGATCCACAGTCTGGAGCTCGAAGGCCAACTGGCACTGAGCGTACTTCAACTCTCGTGGAATCGTATCGATTCCCAGTTCCACGCCGTCAACGTACACATATTGACGGGGCCATTGGAGGTATTCGCTACCTTCGTTGACCTTCGAACCCTTGTAGGAGGCCCGCTTGGACTCGAGATAGTCCATTGCTCTGACGACGAGTGGTTCGAGCTGCGTATCGAGGGTGGGGAGGACCAAGCCGCGCAGGGCTGCGTAAGCTCGGACCTCCTCCACCTCGACGTAGGAATTGGCCCCGTCAACTCCCGTCCCGTCTTCGACTACAAGAGTCGTGGCCATCCTTTACCTCACTACGTTGTTGTGACTTCGCAGATCGCAGTGTCGACGATCGCTGCCGCCCCACCGGTGAATGGAACGGAAGTGAAGGCGTCCACTTCCTCGAGCACCGTTGCACCGGTGCCGCCGGTCTTGACCGCGATGAGGTCGTCCGGACCGCCGAGACCCGTGATGAGGGCCTCCACGTCGGTGACGGTGGAAACGTGGGGCTGGAAGTGGATCGTGAAGGCCTTGTCGGCCCTGTCGATCGTTCCCGCCTTGGCCACACCATCCCCGACCATGGTGAGGGTGAGATCGTTTCCGTCGGTGCCAGCGGTCGTGGCTTCGATCTCGGTATCGAGGTTGGTCTGAAGAACCGTGCGGTCAATCAGAGCCTTGGTCGCGGCCACCGACTCGTAAGTGGCCGTCACCTCCACGGCCACACCACCAGCAGCCTGACGGGTGATCAGGCCGGCGGCGTCGACGGTGCACTTGGTGTCGTCGGCGGAGGCGTAGGTCACCTTGGGATCGGCGGCCATGTCCGTGAGGACGACCAGCCCGAGGGCTTCGTTCAGGTCGGCCGAGATCGCCACGAGCTGCTGAGTCCCTGCCGCCCCGAGGCTGACCGCGGCCGGAAAGACGTTGAACGCCTCCGGCTTGGCCACCGCCGGAATCGAAGCGGAAGGCTTGGCCTCGTATCCGGCGGGAATCTCGCCGGCGATGGCGTCGCAGGACTCGAGGGTTGTCCCGTACTTCGTGTTCTGGGCCGAGTTACGGATCTTGACATCGTAACCCTTCGCCTGAAGACGGGAGAACATCAGTGCCTCGCCAACGGTCATCTGCGGACCCTTGGTGAAGAACAGAACTTTCGAGGCCATGAGTTATCCCGCCTTCGGAGGAGCCCACGGACCCGGAGGTGTCGTGGGAGGAGTGGTCGCTGACGGCGGCGGCGGAGGAGGGGGTGTCTGAACCTTCGGAGGATCCGTTGGAATCTTCGACTTCTCCGGAACCTCCACTCGGCCGAACTTAGCGATGTACGCATTCGGTGCCAGACCGGCAACGCCAGAACACTTCTCGAGGCAGGCCTTCGGAACGATCAGCTTGACGTTGCGAAACTTGCGTGTCCCGAGGGAGGCCGCCGCTTCCTTCTCCGCCGGCGTTGGAACAGGTCCTGCGATGAAAAACAGAATGTCTTTGGACATCACGTTCTCCTTGGGAAAAGGGGGATGGAGCGAAAATACTACTCCACCCCCCGCCCAGAATACCTTGACGAGGCTTCCCGGGCTAGTTGGTCTTGACGGAGATGCCGGCGAGATCCTTGTGGGACGTCATGATCTGATCCCAGTTGGCCGCCGTGCCGATCGCCGCGTCGTTCGGCGACTTGCCGCCGGCGCCGGTGTCCCACGAGAAGCCCTTGACGGCGAGCTGGAACGTCCACTCCGCCTGGTACGTGGTGATGATGTTCTCGTCGCCGTTCTTGGTGTCGAGGTTGTCGGTGAACTCGTTCCCCTGCTCGACCACGATCGCGCCGCTGGTGAGGCCGAGCGTCCGGTAGGTGTCCGGATTGCCTGCGACGAGAAGGCTCGGAGCGTCCGTCACGATGAACGGGTTGCCGAAGCCGTCGTGGGTGATCTTGATGTTCCCGAACTGGAACAGGGTGTTCGCGTTCGTGATGGCCGTCCCGTAGAGGTCGAAGATGATCTTGGAGTGGCAGACCCAGCAGAGCAGGTCGGAGGACCTGTCACCGAGCTTCGCCCGCGCCGAGTTGAGCACGCCGAGGGACGCGTTGACGGCACCGGCGTCGTGGTAGACGGCGGCGACGTTCTCGATGGCGGTGCGGAAGGCGAGGAAGGCGACGTTCAGCTTGTCGTTCATGTCGTCCTCGGCCATCTGCCGACCGACGATCGCTCCCGCCTCCTCCGGGGACTTCTGGATCCACTTCATCATGCCGGGATCGATGCGAACCGGCGCGATGCCCGCGGCCACCTTGACGGACGTCTTGCTGTCCATCTCGAGGACCTTCTCCCCGACTGCGCCGGCACCGTAGGCGTCACGGCGCTTGACGAGACCGGAGATGCGCTTCCAGAACGCGGTCTCCGAGAAGTCGCCGCGGTGGGCGCCACCCTGGAGGACGAAGCCTCCGCGAGTTGCCTGGTTGAAGAGCGCCGTGTTGTAGTCGAGCAGCTCCTGGAAGGCGCTGTACGCGTACTCCTGGAAGACGACGAGATCGGAGAGTGCCATTTTCTATTGCTCCCGGGCGCTAACGCTGCCCCTTCTTGTTCTTCAGGTGAGAAACGAGTTCTGCCGGATTCATCTGACCGAGGTTGCCGCCGCCGGGAGCACCGCCCCGATTCGTAGCCCCCGAAGCACCGCCGCCGGAAGCCTTTGTACCCACGAGGATAGGCTTGTACGCGGCCGTTGTCACCAGCTCTTCCTGAAGCTCTTTGATGCTCAGTGCGGACGGCTTGCCGTCCTTGTCGAGCACGCGGGTGACGAACTGACCGTCCACCTCCTCCGTCGTGAGGCGCTTCCGAATGTGGGGAAGCATCAGTTCAGCCGAGGTGCTGATCTCAGCGGCCATCTGCTGGGCGACGTTCTCGACGAGGAGCTTCTGGAGGGAGTTGTTTGCCTTCTCCAGCCTTCCGGTGAACGTAGCTTCGAGCTTGGTGACCTTCTCCTTCCAGGATCCCTCGAGCTTCTCGACGTCCCCCTTCGGAATGGCACCACGGCGGATCTCGTCGAGCTCGTTCTGAAGCTTCTCGGAAGCCGTCTGGGAATCCTTCAAGAGCTTCTCGACGCTCTGACGATTCGTCTTTTCGTGATCCTTTGCCCGCTTGAGGGCGCCGACACCGGGGTGATCGTCGAGTCCATCGATGTCGAGATGAAACTTGCCGTCCTCACCCTGCTTGTACTCCTTGAGGATCGGTTCCGGGAGACCTTCCACCTTGTCGAGAATCGCCTTCAGTGCCATTAGAGTACCACTCTCTTTCAGGGTCACAGACCCGAACGGTTAAACACTTCCGGACGCAACCTGCGCATCTCGTCGAGAGTGCGGGGTTTAAACGTCCTGCCGAGATTTAAACGAGCGAACTCCTTGGCGGAGAGTCCCCCGTTGCGGAACAACATGCCCCGCTGCGTACCTAGCACCGAATCCTGAAACGACGCTGGCTGGTGCTGGAGCCAGTCGTAGTATGTCCAGTTCGCTGGAACAGCACCACCCTTAGCAGCACGAGTAACCGCCTCGAGAAGCTTAGCGGTTTCGTTCATCTCAGGAATGGTAACGGATCGACAACGTATATGAATCGGAGGCATTGGTCCGTTGCCTATTTCAAAGACTTGTCCATCCAACGAACGGCAGATTACCGTTGTGTGTGAATCGAGTGTGGACACCCATCGGTAACCGATCACGATATCGAGGTTAGCCTCGAATGTCGCCATCCGTGCCGCGTTGCTTACGTGCTGGATAGCCGTCCGAACGATGGACTCTACATCCCGCATGAGGCGGCCGAAAACTCCGTCCGTATAGTTCGCCTTCTTGGTACCACGAATGGCCGCAATGGTTTCCTGGAGTGTCCACCCCTGCGCGTGCGCATTACGTAGGGTGGCCTCGATGGCGGCGATCTCGCGTTCGGTCATCCCCTCCAGGAACGGTTCCAACATCTGACCAGTTGCCTGAAGAGGGTGTGTCTTAGCGTACAGCCATCCAGCCCCGGCCGTCGCGGTATTAATTACAGCACCTTCAATTGCGGCATCTAGAGCTTGTTCGGCAAACTCCTGTTCGTATTCGGCAATAGATTCGAGTTTGACTGTAAGATTACGCGCATAATCACCGAAGAGGGTTTGTTCCGCGACACGGACCTCAGCCAGTAGTGCCTCGAGGTCCGTCGGAGATAGCTCGTTCATGTTGGCCACACCAGCACGGGCCAACGCGACAGATACGACTTCGTCCAGCTGTTCCATGAAAGGATCGAAATCGCGAACAGTATCCGACTTCAACCCCTCGAGGTAGACTTGGTGACGGACGAAGACGTCCTCGATGTAACGGCTTGTGGCCATTAGGCTTTCGGACGATTCTTCGCGTTCTGACCGGGCTTGTTCCCACCCGGATCCACCTTATTGGGATCCAAGGCCACTCGAACCTGCGGAGTAACGGGCTGGGAATCGATCTCGTTCTTGGCCTCTTCGTCGTCGAGGATGGCCACACCGCACTTGCGGAGGGCTTCGCGCATCTCGGAGAAGGCGATTCCACCTCCCTGCCACTCGGCCATGAGCTGGGCACGCTCTTCGGGAGTCATGCGGGATGCCGGGAAGTCGGTATTCAACTCGTAGATCAGCGTGTCGCTACCGTCTCCGCTGAATTTGGTGGCCAGCTTGAGAGCAGCCGTGTAGGCCGAAGAGACGTTCTTGGCCGCCGTAGAAAGGATGGAGGACTCCGCCGCCTCCTCGAGTTGGGCTTCGCCAAGGGTTCGTTGGACCGACTTCTCCTGAACCAGCTTGGCTCCGAGGGCAACCATCTGCCTCTCCTTGTGACCCATGGCTTCGAACGGCATACTGTTCGGGTTCACCTGGAGAAGACCAGCGTTACCACCTTCCGGAAGTGGGATTGCCGAGCGAGATCCCAGCTGGACAGACCCCTTGAGCACGCCGGTGACCCAATTTTCGGAAAGGCCGGTAAGATACGGAGTCGGCTGTCCCACGATGAAACAGGACTCTTCGTAATCGGCAGAGTTCCGGTAGTGGGCCACATTCAGCGCGGCCAGATCGAAAAGCGGGGGAAAGTCGAGCTCAGTGTCGTTATTTACCGCTCCAACGAACTGGAACGGGATCTCGGAGAGCTCCTTGCCGGATGAATCCTTCGGAATGGTGGTCCGGTTGGGCGTCTCGAAATCCTCTTCAAGATACTCGTCGATCCGATAAACATCATCGACAAGTCGAAGAACCCGCCACATCTTCCCGACCGTAACTTCGAAACCATCGTCCTTCTTGATGTAGGTCTCCTCGAGGACGACGAGGGACAGAAGAACGCGGGCGCCCTTCGTGATGGTCCGCCAGTTGATGATGGACCATGGGAAGTAGAGGGACACGGTCGGACGAATGTAACCGTTCTCTAGATCGGACTTAGAAGCAGGAGCCACCGTCTCCGGGAAGTCCACGAGTAGGCCAGCGCGCCCATAGCTCATCACCTCGGACAAACACCGCTTCGCTTGCTGATTCAACACGACGCCCCCACCGTCTACGTCTTGAAGGAGAATCTCGAGGCCCTTCGGAAGCTCCGCCTTGGGGTCTCTTGTGAATACCTGACCCACCAGACCATCGAGAGTCCTCCGTGTGGCATTATAGAAGACAGCTCGCTCGATGTAGGCGTTGTAGCGCTCCTGATTCTCTTCCGACGTGTCCGCCTTATTCGGACGAGGAAGATAAGTCTCCTTCGCGTTCTTGATAGCTGACTGGCCTTCGACACAGTCCCGAATGAGCGTCCACTTGGGCAACTCCTGGCGGACTTCATTTCGCATGAACCGGACGTTAGGCATTGTCAGCTACCTCACGAACTTCAAAGGAATAACTGTTGCACCACGATTGTTACCGGCAAGCACACGATAGCGCGAATCGTCGTACGTGTGATCTTCTGCGTCGGTGTCCACATCGTCGGGGTCGTCTTCGTCGCGAGGCAGCACAGGCAATGTGGACAACGTTGCCCTGCAGTGGTCCATGAAGTATAATCCCGGACCTTCATTACGAAGGCTAGCTTCCAGCCGATCCCGCATCAGCTGTAGTCCGTTCTTTCGTGAACCCGGCGATTTATCTGAATGGGTCCAATGGATCTTTTGGCTCTCCATCATTTTAGCGATGGAGTCGGTATCTCTCTCGCGAACTTCGAAGATTTGGTTATCCGCCGGACCGGGTTCAACGGGGCCGTGGATCCATCCGCCCTTTAGCAATTCGGCCTCAATGCTCTTTATACCGCGGGCCACGTCCTTGGCGGACAGCTTCAAACCTTTGTTCGTACCGATTTCTTCCGTACCGTACCATTCGTGGATACGGATAAGGGAACCCTTCTGAGGGCACCAAGTTGTAAAATCGTTCAACTTAACTTCTTCGCCGTTCGCCTCAGCCCACCAGCCGATCGAGAAGGGATGCGAAGATCCCCAGTCCATACTACGGTCGATTTTCCATCCGGCCGGAATACGGAAACGGGGCTTCACAAGCTTATCAGCTTCCCAAAGATCATCGAGGGCGCCACCGGCAACGATGTCCCAATCACCGTGAAGCCAGGCACGTCGCTTATTCTTATCCTTGATGGATTCGAGTTCGGCAACGTACTTTGGGTCTAGATAGCGATTCTCCTTGTAGGAGCCGAAGATACGAACCTGTGTCGTAGTGAGTGGTTCACGTTGCTGTGTCTGTGGGTTAAAGACATCAATTGTCTTCCGAACAACAACTCCGGGAGCCGCTACGTCGATGAAACGAGTCTTGACCCAATTGTGGCCTGCGCCATATGGATTGGTCGTTGAGAAGACGACGAGTGGAATCTTGGGTAGGAACGTTCCATCCTCGAGGGGATTCTCTTCAGAAAGGAACGACGTCCGGTTACAGGACATCATCGAATCGTAAAGCGAGCTTGTCGGATACTTAGATAGCTCGTTCCATCCAATGAATGGAAATTCCTGACCATGATAACCCCAATAGTCGGCTTCCTTCTTCACTTGACGGAAAAGCAATTCTTCGCCGGTCGGCCACGTCCAGCGGTAATCAGCCTTGGAGGCATGGAACTTAGCTCCATCCGCGAATTTGGGATACCACCTCTGCGACTTGGCCACAAGGTCGTCGAGGTTCTTATACTCACGGTCGAAGATAATTCCACGCCAGAATTGACCGTAGCCAAGACCAACATAGCGACGGAAATACATCAATTGTGCGTCGGTCTTGCCGGGGCCGCGAGTACCCTCGTAAAGAATATGGTGGCAAGGACAGCTTATCGCAATTGCTTGCGATCCAGGAAGTGGTCGCCAGGCAACCTTTGGCTCCTCACTTTCGGACATCGTCCTTGAGCTGCTTCTGGGACACTTGGGCCAGCTTCTCCCAATCCTCAGGAGAAGCAACAGGCACCACCATGATTCCACCCCGAACCTTGATGTCACCTTTCAGATTGATATTCGTCTGTTGCATGTTTAGGATCTTCGAAAGTGTTCCGTACGCGGCAACTCGAGCTCCATGGGACGCTCCAATTCCGCTGTAGTTCGCTTCACGGACAAGACCTGCAAGAACGCGCTTGCGGTTGATGATCTCAGCTTCCTCGAGCGAATCGATACATTCCTGAATCTTCTTCAGGACATACGGTTCGTGGTTGAATTGAGAAGACATCTTCGCTGCCGTTGTCGCTGGACCACCAGCACGAATGTAGGCCTTAGGTCCATTGAAATCGACAAGATATTCCGCGATGTAGCGGTCGCGAATCATCTTCATCTTCGGCGTCAGGTTTTCCTGTGTCCGAAGGGCCATCCGTTCTTTACTCTGTGAATGCTTAGCCATATTAGTAGTCGCTCCCGACCTCGGCGCCCGGCGCGTCGACCTCGTCGACCAGCGAGCCGTCCGCCGCGTCGTAAAGGCGAAGGGGCCTCAGTAGTTCAGGGCGTGTACGAGGCACGGTGGATCCTCGGCGACGATGCTGCCGTCGACCCCGCTGCGCAGATGCACAACCCCCCACGGGAGCGACGCGACGTACGCCGTCCCGGAGTGGTGCCCCATGGCGGAGCGCGCGTCGGCGTCGGGCCAGCACTCGACGACGAACCCGGGCTGCACCGGCAGCGGGAGCGTCGCGTCGTGGAGGACCGCGATCTCGTCGAACGTGATGGTCGGGCCGTCCGGCCCCGAGGACCCCGCTCCGACCCCAGCCTTCCCCGCGCCAGCGGTCTCGACGATCGTGTCGGGGAAGACCTGCGTCTCCGGCGCCAACCCGTCCACGTCGTAGGTCGCGACGATGGAGACGACGTTCCCGACGACACGAATCGTGAACACGGAGTCGGCGGTGACGTCGGTGTTGGTGCTGTACGATCCCCGCTGCGTGTAGGCCCCGCCCGCGACGTCGTAGACGATTACCGAGTTGCTACCCACCTCGATGTGGATGCCGTCGGCGCCACCGTTGGTCATACGTACGTTGAGGGCGATGTTGGTGACGTCGCCGCCCGAGAGCACCCGACGAGCCTTGGCACGCAGCGTGACATCGTCGACGTCGGGCCCAACGAGAACGTGGGCGTGCCCCGTGCTGCCGGTGAGGACGAGCCTGCCGTCGACCACCGCCCAGACGCCGCCGTCGCTGCGGACGTCGTAGGCCGAGAGGTTGTCGACGTCGAACCCGTCCCAGACCACGCCGGGGATCGCACCCGGAGCAAGGAAGGTCGCGGGCGGCGGAAGCGCGGGCGCGTACGCCAGGCCCTCCATCCCGAAGCCGGAGTAGGTCTGACGTCCTCCGCGGTCCCTCGTCCCATTCGGGAAGAGGGCCTCCCACGCCGCCATCGCGTCCACCGACTCCTGCCGCACGATCTCGGCCGCGAACTCCTCCCTCATCGCCTGCGCCCTGACCGAGTCGACCACGTCGATGGCGTCGGCCACGCGCCGCGCCCACTCGCCCCCCCAGAAGGCTCCGTTGTGATACTCGTCGGCTCCGCCCGGCGCGCTCGCCCACTTGGCGGGCGCGACAAGGTGACGGACCCAGCCGTTGAGCGCGATCGTCCCGGCGAGATAGGCGTCCCGGAGCGCGGTGGCGGACGCTGCCTGATCCTCCGGGGGGCAGAGCTCTGCCGTGACAACCAGCGCGGTCGCGAAGACGTGCGGCGACAGGTCCGAGACGTTGGAGGCGTTGTAGAACCCGTCCGGCCGACGGAGCGTCGCGAGCCCGGCAAGGAGCGCGTCGCGCGCCGCGATGCACGCGAGCTCGACGACCTGATCCGCGTACTTGACCGCGATGCGGCGCAACTCGTCGTAGGCGTGGGCGACCATCGCGCTGCCCATCGCCATGCCGCCGGTCGCCTGCGCGGAGTCCTGCCAGTCCCAGTCTCCGATCCAAGCCTCCGGGGGCGAATAGAGCAGGCCGGTGCCCGGCTCCCTCGGGATGAGGTCGAGGGCCTCCTTGACGTCCGTGATCGACGCGGCGTAGACCGTCGCGTCTCCGAGATCGTCGAGGCGAGCGAGCCAGCGCGCGAGGTACGCCCCGTTGCTGAACTGCGGCCCATTGCCCAACGTGTTGTGCCCTCCCCAGTACCCGAGCACGTCGGTCATCTCGAGGTAGAGCGGGACGCCGTATGCAGCCCCCGGCCACAGGCCGACGCCCGCGAGCCACCTGTCGAACACCGCTCGCTGGTCGACCACAGGGAAGAGACTCGGAGCGGCCACGTAGTCGCCCGTGGCGAACGTGGAGATATAGGCGTCGCCATAGCTGCCTGGATCACCGGACGGCAGCTGCACCTTGAGCCCGGTGCTGGTCCTGGACCGGGCGCCGAGCGACACCGAGAGGGCGATGGCGCGGGCGAGGGCGATGTCGGCCCCGACCTGTTGGATCTCCAGCGTGATCCCGGCGGCCGAATAGGCTGACACCTGCCCGACCGAGTCCTTCACCCAGGCGTAGACGGTGTACGTGCCGGAACCGGGGAACAGGATGGACGCCGGAGGGTCTGCGACCCACGCCACGTCGTCGCGGCCGGGGGCCGTAGCGTCGTCCACCTTGATCAGGTAGCCGACGACCGGGAAGAGCGCGCGCGACGTCAGCGCGGCGATGGCGACCTCGAGGTTCGTCCCGGAGAGCGGGAGCGTCAGTTCGACCCTGGGGACAACCGGCCTGTTCACGAACGACCCGGCTTCGCCGAAGAGCACGCACCCGTCCTCCGGGGTCGCGCCCGCGAGGGCGGCGGCGCCGGCGGCGACCGCCGCCGCAGCGGCGACGGCCTCGTCCCTCGCCGCCAGCGTCTGCG